TAAATCTTCTACCATAATATAGCTTACAAAAAAATTGGATAGTTGCGATAAGCGCAACTCATAAAAAATTGATAGAGAATCGGGACAAGTCCCGATTAAATCTAGTCATTTTTTTGATTTTCGAAGAAAATCAAAAAAATTGATGACAAGTGGTGACCATAGTCACCACGTAGTCAGTCGGTTTTTTCTTGATCAAAGATCAAGAAAAAATTGGATAGTTGCGCAAAGCGCAACTCCTAAATTTTTTATTTTGCTACGCAAAATAAAAAATTGATAGCAAATAGCCCAGTATAATTAGCCTATTACAATGTACAAATACATTTTATTTGTTAACATTAACCGATTAATTCCCGATAATGGGGATCAAAATTTTGATAGAGACATGGAGAATGTCTTAAATGATCCAAAATTCAAAGAGGAGTTGGTTGATTTCTTGGATAGTTATGGAGAAGTCAAAAAAATTGCTGTCGAAAAAATGCTTTCTCAACACAGGTTCATCATTTACATTGATATGGTCCTTGATTCTCACTATGATAACATTATCAGCAAAAAAGACCAATATGGAAGAAATTGTATTCTAACAAGACATTCAACCCGGTTTAACCAATCATTCCATATCTTGTACAGTGACAAAAGCAAAGAGCCAAAAGAACTCAAAAATGTGCTAGAAGTAGAAAAAAGGAACAATTTACCTCGCCTTCCTCCACTTCCACAAAGACCAAGCGACTACCTAAGACCTCCTCCAATCAAAATTCCAAAGGAAATTCAATATTCCCCTCAAAATAAAATTCAAACGATGGAACTTATGAAACCAATCGTCCAAGAAGAATATAATTCAATTGGTGAAAAAAGGCGAGAAAGAGACACAACACCAGTTGTTGAAGATTTCAGTGGAAATTTTATTGAAGCACTTGATAGTGCTATTAACAACACAGGGTTTTTATTTGATTTGGAAGGAAATCGTGTTAATTTAAGTTATTCATTATTTCCTATCACTTGTATTGCTTCTAAAACTGTATCAACTGTAATAGATTCATTTCTTGTTACATTTGTGAGTTACAATGAAGTAAAAACATTTGAGGATAGTTTTGATGATTACAAACTCGTTCTTACCAGTGTGCGAAACCCAACTGTATTTTCTCTTTCGCAATTCATCAAGAGGAATAGAATATAATTTCTCAAAAAAATTTGATTTTTTATATTCCTAATTATAATTAATAAAATGGTTTATATTACCATCCCAAAAGATTATATAGAAGGTTTTCTTTATACATCTTTTAATGATTGGCAGCCCATACCCCTTCAAAATTATGACTTCACTATGTGTGATTATCTTTTTTTCTACTTTGATACACAAAGTATTCATTACATAATTAGTCTCAATAATTACATACTAATAGAACAATACAAAATTGATGTTTTTAATGGAGAGACATACAATTTTGTTGAGGAAATTAATAATACAAGTGATAATAATATCGTAAAAATTATTTGTGACGATTCTTTAAAAATATACGAAAATGATGTGATTATTTTTGAAGGATTTTGTAAAAATAATTTTCCTCATGGCTTTGGAATAATTATCTATAAAAATGAGAGATTTGAAGGAATTTTTAAAAATGGAATGAAATTTGGAAAAGGAATATTACATATTGATGGCAAATTAATTTACGATGGAAATTATAGAAATAATTTATATCATGGAAAAGGTAAGTTTTATTTTAAGAAAAAATTATTATATGAGGGTGAATTTCAAAATGGTAAATTTCACGGATTAGGAAAAAAATATTTCCTAGGAAAAAAAGTTTATGAAGGAGAATTTCAAAACGATAATTTCCATGGTGAAGGTACGCATTTCATAGAAAATAGAGCTTTCTATCAAGGAGAATTTGAAAATAATAATTATTATGGAGATGGAATTATTTATGATGATAATGGAACACCTTCAAAGTGTTAATTCAAAAATAGTATTCAAGTAAATTATTAAGCATTCTCGATATCATAAATCTTTTCTACTTCGTCTGGCTCAGCTTGACCAGATTCTAATAAGTATGTATCCAAAAAACCCTTACAATTTACTTTCCAAACACTAGTCTTCTTAAAAACATTATCATAACTTGGCTTCATAGTGCATTGCTGCTGCATATATCTATTATATCTAGCAAGCCCATCTCCCTTGAAAGCATAATCTGGTCCCTTTAAGAAAGGGTATTTCTTCTTATCTTTTTGTTCATCACAACAAAAATCAACTTGAGTGTTGGGTAACCATTTTTTACTATTGCAATTATAACATAAAGGCTTGGTAGCTTGTTCATCAATATAATAATGATATCCAAGAGGTTTCATATTAAGTGGTAACTCACAATATCCTCTATAACATTTTCCAAAACTGTTCTTATAATTTTTATTTTGTCCGTAGAACATACATTCTGAGTCACTTTTACAGGGTTTATCCCAAACTCCAGGTGGTTTTTCATATCCCATTAATGTAAATCGATTCTCGCAATCGTGTCTATCTACAGCATATATTGGTTGAGAATATGGTTTTTTACTTCCCTTATCGTAAGCAAAACAAACATATGAATTCTCCAATGCATTTTTTTCTTCCAATGCTTTATCCTTTCCTTTCGCATATAATTTATCAACTTCCGCAGAAGAAAATGAATTATCATTTGACCACAATGGATTTAAATTATAATGCAAGTTGTGTTTGTCTATTCCTTCTCTAATTAACACTTGATCAAGTGTATAATTGGAAATATATTGTATTTTTAATTTTTTCATTTCGTATTTGTCGCCAACCAATTCAAAATATGCAGTGAGATAAAATTCAAAAGCTAATTTAGCATCATCTCGAGTGACTGTAACAATTGTCTCAAATACTCTACTACTTGGCTTATCATTCGTTTTTTCTTTACTTGAATAAGCTTGTAAGATCCTGTATTTCATAATGTAATATGGTTTTTGAAGAATGACGTTCCTCTTCACATAATTTGCTATAAAATCAAACCAATATCTATTAAACAACATTAAAAATAATTTATTCATATCATTTACCTCGTCAAATTTAGATTCTATATATTTTTGGTATAAAACATAATTGGGATCCCAATTATATCTGTTGAACCATGTATCCTTGTTTAAATTATAAATATCAAATGGTGTATAATCTTCTAAATAATTTTCTTTATCGAATTCGAGTTTATCGCTATATTTTTTAACAAATGCGTCCACATCTTTTTTCTCAAAATCATTAAAAATATACTGGTTCATTTTATACATGTCTAAGTAACTCGTGCCATAATTTTGTACGATTGGATTATTTGACTCTACTGGCAATTCTTTCCAAGGTTCATTACTATTTTGATTATATATCTCAAAACGATTATCCTGGAAATCATTGCCACTTCTTAATTTGAAATCAGCTGTAAAATTTTCTCTAGTTTCTCTTTTGCAAATAGCTATAATAAAAAATATTCCTAAAAATATAAAGTATCCAATAAAAAGTTTATAATAAATGTTCATTTATTATAAAATCACATAATAATTTTAGTAATCACCATCTTCACCTCCCTCACCTCCTTGAGGCATCTCACCATATCCTTCCCCAATCTCTAAAATTTCATCATTTTCCTCATTAACCTTTGGCATCATCCATTCTTCCTCGTCTTCCTCCTTGTCAACATCCTCTTCTTTCTCTTGATCCTCTAAATAATCAATAATCTCATTGTCAGTTGGATCTTTATCAAATTTATCCTTGTATTCTTTGATGAATTTTAATTTAGCTGCTTCTTTCTTTTCTTCGTTTTCCAATTCGTCATAAATTTCTCCATAATCAGTTTGATCTCTAACTTTCTTAAATTTATATTCTAATTCTTTAATCATTCTTGTAGCATCATCTTTAATTTTTTCTGGTTCATCATCTTCTCCTTTTTCTTCTTGAGCTCTAAAATCACCAGGAATAAATGTTTGAGGAGTAAAATCTAATGATCTTTCATCAGCCTCAATTTTATCTAATACATCTAATATGAATTGAGCAATTAATTTATTTTTTTCTATACCTTTCTCAAATTCCATTGATATAAAATTATCTAAATTTTGAACAAGAATAAATAATAAAACATCAGCTAAGTGACTTACATTAAAATTAACTATTTTCTCTATCTTTTCGTAATTGTTATCCCAAATATCGATTGAAGCATTAATATTTGAAACAACTTTTGCGCTTACATTGAAATTCAATTTTTTGAAAATATCCGAGTCTCTCTTAGTTAAATATTTTTTTATAAAATAATCTCTCTCAAATATAAATTTTTGTATATCTCTTGAAGTAGCTTCCTCAACATCCAATATTTCCTTAATGTGCTCATTAGGATCATACATATTTGCAACCATTGAAATATATCTTCTAAAATAATTATTAATATACTTTTTCAAATTGAAAATTTTTTGTCTATTGATTTCATTTTCCAATTCTATTATTTTCTTTGAATCACCCTCAGCCTGTTGTCTTTCTACTTCAATAATATTATTATATCTTCCTAGATTATCAATTCGCTCTCTCAACCTATTCAAAAAATCTTTGTTGGAACTTCTATTCAATAATTTTCCCATTTTCTCGATGAATCTATTAATTTCTTTTGAAATATTTTCAGTAGATTCTTCTTTCAACTTATTATAGTCAATGTTATCAACTAATTCTTCATCCCTCTTCTTTAAATCTTCCAAATCTTCCTTGCTCCCTCCAATAACAATCTTTTTCACATTCTTTCTAATAATTGTTTTTATCAAATCATTCTCGTCATCATCTGTATATTTTTGCTTTAAAATATCATTTTTGTTTTCTCCAGTTATGACGCATATTCCTAGCTCATTATAATCGTGTTTCTCACCTTTAAATATTCCTTTGTTGATATAGGTTAAAAATAAATTTTTCCTCAATCTTTCATTATCGTAACCTAAGTTTGTAACTTGAACAAAAAAATTCGCATTTTTTCTTGAATAATGTTTCATTAAAACACCACCCGTAATAAATAAAGAATTATAATATTGATTATCCCAAGATTCATCCATCATTTCTTGAATATTCTCACTAGTTTTTTGAGCAATGAATTTATAGTAACTTAATTCTTCATTTACTTCCTCAAAACAACAACTCATCTCAAGTGATTTTGGATCATCTCGTTGTTGATCCGCAGAAGTAGATACAGCATTATTAATCGCTTTAATAATTTCAAATGCGATATATTGTTGTCTTCCTCTTAATTCTTTTTGGAATGAAGCGAATTCTTGATATCTCTTTGCTTTTTCAACTTCTTTTTGATAATTAGACGGTAATTTATTGTATTTTGGTACATCTTTTACTACTACTCCTACTCTTTCCTCCTGTTCTCTAATTTGCTTGCTTTCATATAATTTTTTGTCCTTCTTCATTTTTTTTACTGTATTTAATTCACCAATATCATCATAAGCTCTTCTTATCTCCTCTTTTATTTTACCCATTTGTAAATACTGGATCATTTCCTTTCCATTTTTTGTTTGCTTATGAATTGGAATCATTTTTCCCTCTTCAATTAATAAAGCCAAATATTCCATACCTGTGTGTCCTTGAAAACCTTCAAAAACAACACCAGTTTTCTTACCAGTAGGATATTGCGGTGGAATTAGCGTTTGATATGTGACTAATAATCTAGCTGCAACTAATGTAACTTTACGAATTGTGATAAAATCATTATATCTTTCCTGGAATACTTTTGGATTAATTGTCTTAAAATCAACTCCTCTTTCTTTCAATTGAATTATTTCTTTTGCCTTGAATCTTGCATAGTCAGGTATTCTTTGAACATATTGAAGAACATCAACAATTATATTTATGAATTCTCTTTTTTTCAATATAATTCCCGTTTTACTATTGATTGCATTAATCTTCGCACATATATCTTTTGCCTTTGCAACTTGTTCCATCTTAAATCCAATCTTCAATAATTCATTTTTAATCTCTGGTCCAGTACATTCAAATATTTCAGCCTCTCTTTCTTCTGATTGTAATTCCATAATTTCCTCTTTTAATTCTTGCTCTTCATCAATAACCAATTCTCTTTGTTTGTCGACTTCTCCTGTAGTCTTACTCAAACCCTCTGCGGTGTCATAATCAACTAACATAAGAGGTTTTCCATCGTGGCTGCAAAATATCATACCATTTTCTTCCTCTGTTCCAAAAATAGCTCGCATTTCCTCTACCATCTTTTCACTGTATTCTGGACTTCCTCCTTGAGCAATCTTCATATGATAATAATAGTGACCGCAACATATTTTCTTCCCAGTTCTAATACTATATATGTCTTTATCGATAACTATTCCATCTTTTTTAATTAATAAATTCCTAAGGTAGTCTCTGGTATCAGTATCCGGTATTTTCAAAATATCTAGGTAGATTGGATCCAAATCTTGCTCATAAACTTCGATAGTATCCTTTTGACGAGTATCTTCTATTTCTCTTAGGAAAATTTGTAAATTTAACTCTGCAATCTTTAATTCTTGTTTTAGTTTTGATTCCAATTCTTTTGTAGTGTAAGTTGTTAATTCACTTAAAAGTGATAATTCTTCATATAATTTATCTATTTTTTTCTCCAATCTCACTTGCTTTTTATCTTTACAAGCTTTCTTAAATAAGCAATGGAGTTTCTCCAAATCGAAATCTTTTATTTGCTCGACTCCCAATAAACAAAGATCACTTAAACTTTTTACTAAGATATTTTGAGTCCAATTTATCCCATTCCAAACATATATCATCCCATCTTCATGAGACTTTTTACTTTCTATTAAAGCATAATCTCCTTTATTGAACATGGTTATTTTTCCATTGTCTTTGCATAAAGCATCAAATGAATCATAGATTTTAACGGGATCAATCTTTCTTTTCTCACAATTTTTGGTATCTTTTGTAGATTTTAATTCTTTTTCCAATGTTTTTATTTGTTCTTTAATATTTTTTACTAAAATATCTGCATCTTTAATAGATATATCATCAAATTCTTTTACTTTATCCAATTCAATTAAAAGAAAATAATATCTTCCATAATCTGGAGAACTATAAATCCAATTGTATCTGGATGCGATACTGTCTACGTCCATTCCAGCATTTGGGTATTTCCCATAGTATTTCACAACATCTTTACTCAAAATATACTTATTCCCAAAAATTATATCATCCTCTACTTTCTCTTCTTTGTTAGATCCAATTATTTTTTCACGCATTGAAATAATTTCACCATAGTATTTCTCGTAGTTGAACTTAGATTGGATATTCTTTTCTTGAATATACTTTTCATCCAATACTTCAGTAATTGTAAAATAATCATCCCAACCTAAGTTTCTAAAATCAATACTAAATCTTTTAAGAACTGCATTTATTTCATCAATTGTATTAGCATCTTTAATAAATTTCATTTGATTATCAATAATAGATCCAGCTCTTGGAATTATTTTTTTACAAATTTGTTTCCATTCATCATCATTAATTTCTTCCTCTGGAAATAAATATAATGAAGCATTATCAAAATATTTATTAGAATAATCTTCTTTAGTATCCAAATCAAGTATTTTCTTGTTTAATTCAATCTTTTGAAAATTTAAGATGGTTGTAGTGTAAATTTGAGCAGTTGTTCCATCTTTTCCATCTTCTGTATTAACTGGAATCATGAATTGATTTTCATTAATAATTTTTACAGCAAATTCACCATCTATAGAAGGTTCTGAGTTACTGCCTAAAATCATTACTTTGTCTCCATTTTTCAAACCATGTTTCTTAAATTCAATAATGGCTTGCTCATTTTTAGATATTTTTGTGGCATCTCCAATAAAACGTATTCTATCAAACCAAGGTTGTCCATTAAGTGCATCTAAGATATTCTCTTCCTTTGCCCCTAAAACTAATAAACCAATAATGTTTGTATAGGCGCCAGATAGAACTTGAGCTTCCTTACTTCCAATTCTTTTTCCATCTTCATCATACTGTTCATAAGTAAATCTTTCTGGACCATTATTAGTGTATATTTCCCAAAATTTATTTTCGATATTGAAATAACGAAGCAAACGAGTATATTGGTTTAAATAAAGATTATATCCCAATTCTTTCTTTTTGAACTCCTTCTTGATGACGTAAGGTTCATCAATATCATAGACTAATTTACGGTATGATTTAAACGACAGTTTATCTCTATTGAATTCGTCAATATACTGGACCTCTTTTTTCAATTCATCAAAAAAATCTTCGTATTGGATACCTTTATTGCTAGCAGTATTAATATAACTATTAATAACTTCATTATCAGTATCTGATGCAATATCTAATTTTTTATAAATTTTCTTTTTGTCTAAAACGATTGGAATAATCCAGGAAACATTGAACTCGTTTTTATATACTTTTTTAAGATCCTCGTAATCTTCGAGATCTCCTAAATCAACAGTTTTGGACTTATTCTTTAAGTTAATTAAATGTCTTGCTAATTTTAAATATTTGTCCTGAATTTGAGGGTTATTTTGTTGTAGGAGTGATAATCCACTTATTAAATTATTATAAACATCAATTTCATAAATTGTATCATCATCTATTTGGGATTCAACTTCAGTTGATTGCTCAACTGTTTCAACAACTATTTCTTCATTTGATTCTTCGAAATATTTATTAAAATTGCTTTTATTAACTTTATCATTTTTTCCAAGATTAATTCCTGCTTCATTGATATTTATTTCTTCATTGTCACTCATAATTAATTATTATGTATATTTTTTAAATTTAATAAATTGAACAATTTATGGAAAATATAATTTTTAGAGAATTTTGTAAAAATGATTGGAATAAGGGCTATTTTGATCTGCTCAAACAACTATCAACCTCTCCTCAAATGGGAGAAGATGAGTTCAAAAATATACTAGATATTATAAATAAGTCTGCAACTATTTATATTTTTGAAGATACTAGTACGAGTAAGATAGTAGGAACAGCAACATTAATGATAGAACAAAAATTTATAAGAGGGGGTGGAAAGGTTGGTCATTTAGAAGATGTCGTAATTGATAAAAATTATAGAGGAATTAATTTGGGAATTAAAATTATTGAGAAAATTGTTAATTTAGCTAGAGAAAAAGGATGTTATAAAATAATTGGAAACTGTGATGAGAAATTATTAGTTTTTTATGAAAAAAATGGGTTCTCCAAGAAAGGTGTTCAGATAGCAATTTATTTTTAAGATTTTAGAAATTTATTTTCTGCGTTCTTTATATAATATGACTTATTGTGGTTATAATGTTTACCAGGTTCTAAGCTTGGACCCAGATCTATCAGGTTTAAAAAAACTTGTTGATTTAGCTGGTCTTCAAACAGCCGTTTCTAAATTGAAAAATACTACATTGTTTGCCCCTACCAATGCAGCTTTAGCCAATAATGCCGATCTTGTAGAATATCTTTCTCTCCCCGAGAATAAGACCCTTCTTACAAATGTTCTTCTTTACCATATTACTGCTAAGCCATTGACTACTCTTGAATTGGTTCCAACTCGTGTTTTGGTCATGCTTGATGGTCGCACAACCGTTATCTATGCTGCACTTTATTATAATTTTCTTCCTGTTATTCAGGATCAAATTCAGGAGAATTATAATGTTATTGAGGGAAATATCGCTACTTTTTGCGACAATTATATCCAGAAGATTAATGGAATAATGCAGCCAGAGGTTATCTATTATCCTAAGAGACTTCAGCCAATTGCTGGTGAGTTCTAAGGTTATTTTATAAATTTATTATTTCAATAGCTATTGAAATATTCTGTAATTAGACGCTGTTTGGTATCTCTTCTTATTCCATTTTTCTCCGCATATACCCAGTATTCAGGTCCATAATCTATATATAATTCTTCTTTTGGTTGAATTTCTCTTTTTGTGTAGAATGTTATATGTAATTCTTCAATTCCATCTGCTATATGAATCTCATTTCTTATGCTCAAATTTGGATTATTCGAATGATTAATAAGAGATGTTATTGAGTCCAATTTACTTCCATCAATATAATAACCATTTAAGACATAATAAAATGAATATCTCCAATTATCTTCATCAACATCTTTATTTTTTCGAAGGTCTCCAATGTAGCATCCAATGCAAAAATTGGGTGGAATATAATTTTTAGCTCTGATTCCTCTTCCCATGTTTGGTGTTTCAAAAACTTCACATATTTCGTTTGTGTTAGGGCACTCAATAATGCTTCTTTCTTTAATTTTATCTATTTCTTTTTGGAAATCTGCATCTAAGTTTTTTTTCAATACTTTACTTGAAAATTTGTTCTTGTTTTTTAGGACTTTGTTAATGAAATTTAGCTTGGCTCTAAGAGAGCAATTACAGCGTATATTTCTCATTCTATTTTGAGTAATGGAATAGAAAATAAAATATTCAATTTTTATAATGAAATTCAATTTAAATAATGAGGAATATTACTGTAAATATTGGAAACAATATTTTGAAAAAATATTAAGTAACATTGGCATGGAAAAAACAAATGAAAAAACGAATGTTGAGATTGGGCATTATAATTTTGCGAGCACTATTGCCTATGGTTTTCCTCATACATATGCTAAAAAAAGATTTGTGCATCTTTTATATAGAGGTGAGCCATATTACCCAAAATCAATTTTAATGACAAGAAAATGGTTATTGGATAACACGTTAAAAGTTTACGCTTTTATGGACAGTGGAAGAAAAGTTTTGAAAAATGAAAATGGTGTTGGTTCAAAATTTGTGAATGTAGTTAGTAGTGTTGAAGACTGCTTTAATCATATGAATAACCAAGATTACTATGTACTTCAAACTGAGATAGACCCATTATTACATAATGGTCATAAATTAGATGAAAGAGTATATTTATTGGTAGTTAAAGAAGATCAAAAATATAGCAGTTATATGTTCAAGGAAGGACACATAAAATTAGCTGGTTTTAAATTTGATAAGAATGATAACTCTAAGGGTAGTTTTGCTACAAACATTAAGGCACCAAAACCACCTAATTCGAAAGGTCAAGATTTTACAATCGATATTAATGAGTTTCTTAAAAATGAAAAAAATAAAAATATATGGATAAGTCGAAGATTGGAATTAATGAAAAAAATATCAAGTAAATTTTTACCTGCAGTAAGGGAAAATGTGAAAGCTTATTATAAGGGGAAAAAAGAACCCAAATATATTTGGCATATGTATGGATTGGATATATTAATAGACAAAGAATATAATTTTTATTTGTGCGAGTTTAATGGTAAACCGGGAGTGGTATATGATGATGTTATGCCTAAAAAAATTACAAATATTAATCGAAAAATGTGTGATCGTATTGCCTTGCAATTTTTAGGACCATGGATAATAAATAAAAACAATTCTCATCAAAATGACAAAACTATCATTAAATTGGGTGAATTATAACTAATTTTTGTATGAACAAAATATTGATTCAATCAAAGATAAACATTTACCCCTTGATGCTTTTCTATTGTATTCATTGACTATTTCCTCTATTTTTTTATCATAATCTTCTAAAGAATCTATTGAAGAGAAACTTCCTTGTAAAGAGTCGAAATATTCTTCACTCATTGTTTTTTTCATATTTTGAGAAATATTATAATTGAAAATTTCGATAAATTTATACCCATTTTATTTCTTCTTTTCCCTTTGAAATCAAATAATCATTAGCCAACATAAAATGATTATTTCCAAAAAATCCTCTAGACGCACTTAATGGGCTTGGGTGAGCAGAAGTCAAAACCAAATGTTTTTTCTCATCAATTAATCCTCTCTTCATAATCGCATTATTTCCCCATAAAATAAAAACAATTCCTTCACATTTCTTTGATACTTCCGCAATAATATTGTCAGTATATTTCACCCAATTCTTAGCATAAAAATTTGATTTTCCCTCTAAGACAGTTAATGCTGTATTGAGTAGTAGGACTCCCTGTTTCGCCCAATCTGTAAGATCAGTATTCGTTCTTCTTGTTCCATAGATATTCTCTAATTCTTTGAAAATGTTCAGGAGGGAAGGGGGGCATTTTACTCCATTAGGAACAGAGAAACAAAGTCCTTGAGCTTCACCTGGATGTATGTAAGGATCTTGACCTAAGATAACAACTTTTGTGGTAGAAATATCGAAAAATTTGAAGCAATTGAAAATTAATTCATTAGGAGGTAAAATATGGACATGTGGTTCGTATAGCTTTTTTTGCTCATCGTGAAAATTTGAAATATCTTCTAAATCTTGAATTAGAACATTTTTCCAATCAGTCGATAATTCATTAACAAAAGAAATGAGACTCATTTCTTTACGATTATATTTGTTCATTAAAAAATCATTTTTTATAAATAATTCTCGCGAAGTCTATCGGGTGTCCTAAATATCCTTTTAGCGAAGTCTATCAGGTGTCCCAAATATCCTTCTAGCGAAGTCTATTGTGTGCCCGATAGACATTCTAGTGAAGTCTATCGGGAACAGCCCAACAGCAACTCTCTTTATTAATATGATAAGTTAACACTTGATGAGATGGATCTTCAACCCAAGGCTCAAGAGTAAAAGTGGATCCAGGTGCAACAATATCAATCGCCTTAATTAATGAATTGATAAAGTGCTGTCTATCACTTCTCCAGTCATTAACTTCAATGTCTGGGAATACTTCTCCCAAAGCAAAGAAAATAAAACTTCTTGTACTATTATCTAATCCATCAACAAAATCACCAAATTCTTTTAAAACATCGCTCTCTTGTCTTGCCATTTATTTTCTATAATATTATTTTTACTGGATTAAAACGAATTCAATTATAATAAAAAAAATGATTAGCATAAATTCAAAATTTATTTTTCATAAAATAATTTATATTTTTTTTGAAGTAGCATTTTTAAATATATTTTTTGGACATATTGGCTATAATTATATAAATGATGTTACTAATAATGTTTTGATAACAATAATGTGTTTGTCTTATATAAGGACATTCATTAGTGTAAATTTTATTTCAAATTATACTGATAATTTTGGAAGGGAATTCTCTAATTATTATGACCTAAAATCTTGGGAAAAGATTTTCGATTCATACTCAATAAAATGTTTTATAAAAATATCTATAAATATTTTAATTTATGTTTTGATAATTTCATTTAGTTTAACGAGTTCACCAAATTATTCTATATTGACCCTAATATATTTGTATTTCATTATAATTTATAATGTCTCAAAAAAATTTATAGTTTTAATTATTTTTATAAAACATTGTTGTTGTTTTCCAATAAATGAAGAAGTGGTTCAAATTCCAATACATTTTTACCCAATTGAAAATCAAAGTGAAGTTTGTAGTATTTGTATGGATGAGGCTAATAATGATTTATGGGTTGAAATACCTTGTAAACATAAATATCATCTAAATTGCATAAGAAATTGGTTGAACGGTAACAATAATTGTCCTATTTGTCGATCTAATTTATAATTAAGAATTTTCTTACAATCCTAATAGACTCTTTTGTAATGGAGTCATTTGTTCAATAGTCATTTTAGGAATCGCATTTGAATTAATCGTTATCTCTTGTGAAAAAAATCTTGGTTTTTTTGGAAATAATTTAACAGGATAAGGCCAATGCGTAGTTGTTCTTTGTTCTTGAACAGCTCCAACCTTCTTTGCAATATCTCTCTCAGTGATGCCTTTGCAAGAATATCCTTGATATGATTTAGCCATTCTAGGCATCATACAAATATAATAGACTAATCTTTCTCTTTGCTCTGGGCGAGGACATCTTGGCTCTGTTCCCATGTGGATAGTTTTGCTATCCCAAACAACGAAACATCCCTTTGGAGGGCAAACAAATCTCCAGTTACAGCCTTTCTCCGCAAAAAATGCTTTTTCTTGATCATTAATAAGATACCAATTGTCTTTCAAATTTTTTGGATCGTCATTTAAATGAAATCTTTGATTTAATTCGTGATGATATTGATTCGATTTTTCTAAAACAGATAGACATCCATCATTGGGACCACATTCTTCCAAATTGTAAAATCCTTGAATGCATTTATTGTTAGGAATTAATAAACTTTGATCAGTGTGCCACCAAGTATTACCCTTGAAATGTCCACGCATTGGGTTTAATTTCTCAGGAGCAATATGGAATGATAAAGCATCAATGGATGATATTAATTGATTTGGTTGAACATCCCAAATTCTAGCGAAAATCGGTGCAGCTTTTTCTCTTAATTTCCAAGCGGAAGGTAATTGAGCAAATCCAAAATATTGAAGCATCATGCTATGTAGTTGTCCTAAAAGGAAATAATTTTTGTATGTTGATGGATCACTCCTTGATATTTTTTTATCGGGAGGCGATGCAATAATGTTTTCAACTGCTGTCCAAACTTCATCTTTACATTCTTGGCAAATTTCATCACTAAGACGATATTCGTCAATGATTGCGAAACCCTGTGTCGCTAATTTTTCGTGGACATTTTCAAGTGGGGTGACTTCATTATAGGGTATTCCTAGGGTAGTCATTTTATTTCTTCTAAAAATTAATTCTAAAAAAATCAATTTTTATATAGAAAGATCATAATAATTATAATCTTCATATACTCTATTACGAGTTCTATATAACTTACATAATTCGAAATACTTGTTTAATTTTGCGAAACAAGGTATCATCTTTATATGCTCATATTTTTCGCAATCGAAATAATTTATAGTCTCTGATAAACATATCCTATCATCAACTAATTTTAATTGGCAAAAGTCATTATTTTTTATGATATAACAATTTTCATCAATAATTTCGATAGTTTGTAATGCACCTAGATAAAAATAGGAAAACCCACAAAAAATTAAGAAAGAAAGAAAAACCTTCAACTCGAACTGCATTTTTTTATAAATATTGTCTTTTTTTTAAGCATTGGGGTTTATAATTGAATTGTAGCCTAGATCTTCAAAATATTCAAATCTTGAAAGATACACTTTACAAACATTTATGTTATATAATAATTTTTGAAAACAATCTATTTCACCTTCTTCATATTTATCACAAATGTTCTTATTTAACATTACATTTAAGCAATCCTTTTTTGTTTGAGATCCAATTAAACAATAATTATTAAATTTCTTCAATGTGCAAATATCTTTCTCAATAGTTGATGCTAGTATGAAAGATACATATGTGTAAAAAACGCCAAAGGATAAAATAAAACAAGCGTATAATTTATAATTCATTTTCTTTTACTATGCAGAATTCTTTAATTTATTTTATTATTAGAACTACTTTGAAATTTTCAATTATTTCCCCAAAATTTTCTGGTTCCTTGAAAATAGGACCACAAAATAAAGTGCTATCTGATAGAATCCCTTCTCTATATCTCCTTTGAATGTTTGCGTTTTCTTTGTAGGAAACATTACACACAAATTTATTATAGAAAACATAGCTTTCTATATTGGCATAAACTAATATTGATGCAAAATTAAATTTTATTTCAAAATCAAGCATAAATGGATAAACCTTTGTTTTCTTAATAAATTCATCTATTATTTTTTCGAGTGAATTATCTTTTGGTAAATCATATGTTCTCTTTATTTGAAATTCTTTTTCATAAATGTATATTTTCTTATTATCAACGGTTTTAGTATCTACTAAAAAATTAGTTGATGTTACCTCGAAAATGTTTGTCTCCTCTCTATATCTTTTTGTGAAAACTAAGAGGAGTTTTATACTAACATCAATTTTTGGAAAGAATGGAAGTGTAATAGTATTATTGTATCTATCCAATTTGTATTGTAGATACATCAAACACCATATATCTCATTGATACTATTATCAAAAAAATCAATTTTTATAGAAATATGGAACTAATAATAGAAAGTGAAGAAAATATGATGATTGGATTATCTAATGTTAAAAATAGCTCTTTGAAGACTATTATTCCATTTTTAACACCTCTATGTTTAATCGCTACTGAAAAGAAAAATGAGAAACCAATAAGTCTATAACCGAATAAATTATTATATAAAAAAAACAAAAACAAAATTAAATTAGTAATAATTTTAGCAATAATTTTAAGGATTTGTTTAAGAAATGGTGGTCGCAAATTTGTTCTATTAAGATAATAGAAGCATTTCAATAAGAGTTGATAAAAATGCTAAATGTTGAACCCGATTTTTTTTGGTGTGAATGGGTAGTTATTTATTTGAAGATATTTTTTAAAAATTCCTTTATATTCTTGATTTTTGAGATCAGGTCGTAAATTAAGAAATTCTTGAACTACAGATTTATCTAAAAATGGGAATCTTCCTTCAATACCATAAAGACCTGTAATAACTTCGTCTTTCCAAAGGTAGCATTCTTGGCAATTAAAGTAAAAATGTTTCCAGATGCAGTCGCGATCATCACCATTTTTTGGAAAAATGGATTTAAGATCCTCTGGGAATTTACCTCCAAAACCACTATGATTATAAATACGATTACCATCATGACCATAATCACTAAAAATTTCATCAGCACCAGAACCAGATAATACTATTTTAATATTATATTTATCACGAACCTCTTTATAAATTTTAGCAGCCCCAATTATTGCTTGATCATCTTTAAAATTGTATTTTCCTTTTATAAGTTTGTTTCCTTCATAATAGTATTGATCAATAAGATAATCTTCTGTGTTATTTACTATAAATGTTTTTAATTCATTCTTTTCATCATCATTTATTTTTTCAAAAACTAATGCAAATTTACTAATATTTTTTTTATTTTTAGCAATTCTTTGGTTAATAACATTTTGGTCCTCAGCGCCCATTATTGTTGCAGTGTTATATTTTTTATTAAATTTATTTAGGACACAGCAGATTACTCCACTATCGTATCCACTGCTCATATTAACAAGTATTTCTTTTGTTGTATTTGCTCTAGTAAGGATTGAGTTTTCTATAGCTTTGAAGATATCGTTGTAGTTATCTTTGAATTGAGTTAGGTTCCATTCGTATAGGTGGTAGTATCTATGAAATTGGAAGTCAAGATCAAAAGAAAAGATAGAGTTTGGACTAATTTTATAAATTTTTTTGAAACCTAATATTTTGGATGCGCTTTGGTAGGTAGAGATGCAGAATTTATCTTTATCAAAACCGATAAATAGTGGTTTTATTGCGAAGAGATCGTGTATAAGATAAAATTTTTTTAATTTTTTATCGTAGATAACAATTGCGAATTCTCCCTCAATTTTATTTATTAATTCGTTAATACCTCCCTTATTGTAAAGATGGGCAATGCATTCAATATCGCTTTTAAACGAGCCGAATTGTTGATAGTTATAAATCTCACCGTTAAAACAGATGATAATATTATTATCTTGGTAAGGTTGAGGATAAAATTCACCCGTTATTGATAGTAAATTATGTAGGAAGAGGATATTATTGAAAACTATTGATTTTTCGAAGTCTGGTCCTCTAAATTTTTGATAAACATTAGCAATACCTATTTTATTGATATTCGTTATAAGAAGATTGCACATAAGTAAAATAATATTAAAAATTATTATAAATAACGCGTATTATAAAAAATATTATCTTATTTGAAATATTATGTATACGGATATTTGCAGGGTATCATTTAATATTTCATCAAGTGGTAATTATAAAAATTACAAAAAATTTACATTAAAATTAAATAAAAAAATATATTGTAATACTTTTAGCACGGAAGTGGAGCCAGTATTAGATGAAAATAATATTCTAAAACATCTAAAAAATCATCGTGGTTTTTTTAAAATAAGAGATAAATATTATACTATTAGTTCGAATCGTGATAATATAGGTGAGAATCAAGTAAGTTATCATGAAAATGAATTATACGTATTAGATAATAATAATGAGAAAGATATAATTTATATTTTTAATGATTTTAATAGTGAAACTAATATTAAGGATGGCTACTTTTCTTTTGGAGAAAATTGGAAAGATTTTAGCACAAAAACGCTTAACGAAAAAATTATCAATATTAATAACGAATATATAAACAAATTATTAACAACAAATAAAATTAATATTAAAAATATGACAATTCTTGATTTAGGTTGTGGAAGTGGAATAAATACGATATCTCTTTCCTTTCATAATCCAAAAGTTATTTATGCGATAGATTATGATCAACATTCAGTTGAATGTACAAAAAATGTAGTAAATTTACATGGAAATAAATCGGTGAAGTATGAGATTTTGCAAGGAAGTATATTGGATGATAATTTTATTAAGAATTTCATAGGGAAATTTGATTTCATATATTGTTATGGTGTTTTACATCATACTGGGGATATGTATAAGGCATTAGATAATACATTTAAGTTGATGAGAACAGGGAGTAATATATATTTAGGATTATATTCGCATTTTAAGACTTTTGAGCTGGATTTGAAGAATAAGGTAACTTATTTTAGTGGTGATACATTTGAGAAGAATGAATTGATAGCGGATTATGCTACAGTATTTAAAAATTGGCACGTAAAATCGGTGGATGATCTAAAGAATCAAAAGTGGAATATTGTAGATTATAGAGGGATGAATCGATATCATGATATGGTAGATTGGTTAGGTGGATTTCCTTATGAGGTGATAAGTTGCGATATTTTAAAATTGTATGTGAGGAATAAGGGCTTAGAAATTAAAAATCATATAGATAAGATAAATTCTGTAAATACATATATTATGTTAAAAAAATAAATATTATTACTATATATGCAAACATTTCTTTGTGATTTAGCTTATAAGTATAAGAGTGATAAGACAGATTTGTATTTAAGAATTAATAAAAATCAGCATTGTCATAATTATACTCCATATAATTATAATATTTTGAAGAATAAGAGACTTACAACTACAAATGTATTAGAGCTAGGTATAGGAATATTGGATGAGAGGACTATGGCTCATGTGGCGGATTATGATTATAATGCTGGAGCAAGTTTGAAGGTGTGGAGAGATTTTTTTCCTTTTGCTATAATTAATGGAATAGATGTAAATCCAAAAGCTATTTTTTTGGATGAAAGAATTAATACTCACATTTGTAGTCAAGTAGATGAAAATATGTTAAAAAAATTATTTAAAAATGATAAGTTTGATTTAATTTTGGATGATGGATCACATATGCCTGAGCATCAATTAAAATCTTTAGATATTTTGTTGGATTATTTGAAGGACGATGGAGTATATATAATAGAAGATGTTTATAAGGATTTATTTCGGGATGATTTTATGGTAGAGGTTTTGGGTGGAGTAGATTTGAAGGGAATGATGGATATAAAAGAGTATAATTTGAGGGAGGGGAGGTCGGTAGATAATTTTTTTTACGAGATACGAAAAAGAAATTAAGATTTTATTTGTAATCCTGGGATATTTTTTGTAGAAAATAGAAATTAGTTTTTCATTATCATTCATTCTGTATAACTCTAGAAATGGTTCTATAATTATTTCATATTCACATTTTTCACATAAAGTTTTGAAGAAATCAAAATTATAATCACAATTATTATTTTTCATATTATTTGTAAAAGCTAATACATGGTAATAAATACAACCTATTTTGCCAATATCATGAATGTATTTAAATATTTCATATTGATTTTTTTTACAAAAATCATTATTTATTTGGGAGGTTCCTCCTAAATTGGTAATAACATCAAAGTGACAATTTTCAAATACTATTTTATTTTTTAAATTATTATCATGAGAAGAATAGGAGAATCCAATAAATTTAAAGAAAGATTCTAAATCTGGTTCACCATTAAAATTATAATCTATAAAAACATCATAATTTTTTGTCACATCCCATATAATTTCATCTCCTAATCCCAAAAGTTTTATTTCTTGCAAATTTCCATAATTTTTTCTAATAATTGTTAATAAATTATTAAGTGTCGTGGAAACATACCCCATATATAATATTCAACATATTTTTTAACAAGAAAAAACACTTATCCAAAATATATATTTTTTACACAAGTACATATGAGGCTTTTTTGTTTTTATGGTATTTTATTGAGGTAGTGATTTTGCTCAGAATTTCTTTTTCATTTTCTTTGTTGGAAACATTAAATTTTATTTCAAAATCAAAAATGAATGGATACTATAATCAAAAAAATCAATTTTTATAGAAATATGGAACTAAAAATAGAAAGTGAAGAAAATATGATGATTGGATTATCCAATGTTAAAAATAGCTCTTTGAAGACTATTATTCCATTTTTAACACCTCTATGTTTAACCGCTAAATAAATACTTCTTAGAGGTCCAATCAATCCCTCTGGAATAGCACCTAAACAAAAACGCTCTATATTTTGACTATCCAATCTAAATAAACAATTTGGTATGAGGGCAAGTCTATATAAATAATAACCCGTTCCAATCACAAATATAGCAATAGTTTTTTTGACATTATCATTTATTTTACCAAAACAAGATTTCTGTGTTTCCATTATATTTTATTACAAATAAATCCAATCGTTTTGAATTTTTTATTTAGATTGGGATTATACTGGGATTTTCTAACAACTTTGACTATTTTGAATAATCCAAGATGGTAATATCCTTCTTCCAATCTTACATAAATTGGAAATGGTGTTTTATTATTAAGCATTTTTTCATTTTCTTTGTTATCTATTGTATCTTCCACGAAATATCTTGACTTATCTTTTTTCCCTCTACCGGCGTAAAATATTTGACTAAAGTCTTCATTATGTTTATCCATCTTACTATTTGTAAAGTTGATAAACATACGACAAATGTTATCATTAAAAACGACTCCTCTCCTATAAGAACCATTACATTTTGACATTTTATGTGCTTCAATGAAATTTTTTATTTTTATCATTATAATTTACAAATATTTTTTCCTCGTTATAAGAAATGCTTGAATTTTTAGAAGAATTAAATCCAAATCTACTCCCAAAAATACTAATAAAAGCCATAAAAAATGAAAAAATTGATTTGAAGAATGATATTGTAAATTATTATTACATAAAAAATCTATTTTTTGGTGAATATGCGATGCTCTTTGGAACAGATTTTTTTGTTGAAGATTATATTGTTTATGACATCTTAAGTTATTTGAATGATGATAACATAAATTACTTGTTTTCAAAATATTTCATAAATTTTTGGAAAAGGAAATATAATTTGAAAAACAAGGATGATATATTTATTATCAATTATTTAAAAAATGATTTCTTTTTTTACAAATCAGGTAGTAAATTCAATATTTTATTAGGTTTAATGACCCCTGCTGAGAGGATACATTGTTTTTTTACCTGCATGCTTCGATATTTTGGTTAACAAAAATATCGAAGCATTCAAGATATTTTTCAAAGAAAAATATCGTTTAAAGAAAAATGAATAATTTATAGAAAATGGATGTTTTTTCAAATTTACCAAATGAATTGATAACTAAAATCGGGTATAAGGCACTTAGATTTAGAAATATTGATCTAAATTTAGATATTCAAAATTTTTATCAAACAAAAGAAATGTTCCTAGATGAATACAGTAATATTTATATTGATCCAAATATCGATTTACTTGAATTTATTTTAGGAGATATTTTTTTCTATTTAAATGAGAATGAATTAACTTGTGATATTTTCAAAAGACATAATTTTTTTAAGAATGCAACTGATCTCAATGTACAAAATTATATTTATTTTGTTTTTGAAGAGTTCAATACTCATAAGAGATTTAATATTATTTGGGGATTGATGACACCAATAGAAAGACACAATTGTTTAGAATATAGTCTTTCAAATTTTTTTATATGAAAATATATGATATATATAATAGATCTTCGAGAAGAGCATGAGTCACCGAATTTTATAATGAGTTTGTCTCATTTTTCTTTTTCGGTGTAATTTGAGGATTATTATTATTTGTAATATTTATACTTTATCAAATATTTTCAAAATCTTGTATTTTATCTAAAATAATACCATATAAAAAATAAAATTATCGATTTATATACTGGAGATGAGAAAAACTAAAAGAACCTTTCCTTATAAAATATTTGTAATCTGGTGAATTAATATTTGATGATAATCTTTGGAATGGATTAATTATTCTATCTTTCTCTTTTTCGACGGGAACTTCTTCTTCATCACTGGAAAGATCAATGTAATTATTATTCTCCATTTTTTTTACATATTCATAAATATCTTCTTTTCCTCTCCAATCAATTTCATCTTTTACTTCTTTTTCAATTTCTTGGGGTTTATATAAAAATTTATTCTTGAATTTTTCTTTATCATCATCACTATAAAAACTACAAAATACTTCATTATTGTAAATTTGATCCAAAAATTCTTCACTAAAAGTAATTTTTCTTTTTACGTAATCATAAATATCTTTGATATATAAATTATTCTCAATTATATTTTTGTCTTTTTGAACATATTTATATTTTAATTTTTCGAATATTTTTGATCTTTCATCAATATCTTCATATCTTATCAATAATAATTTTATAATTTTATTTTTAAAAAAAAAATAATCTTTGAAATCCTTCTCTGGTTCAATATTAAAATGTTTTTTCCATATCTGGATAGCCATTATGTTATCTATCCATTTTTGAATATCAATATTATCTTTAATAATCTGCAATAATAATTCATTTTTCACACTTCCATTTCTTTTCCATAAACATAAATTACAGTTACAGTAACTTCTATCTTTTCTAAGATGTTGCATCATCATAGATATTTGATTTGATATAGGTTCTCTTATACATTCGATAACTAGAGGAATAAATCTATTTTTCTTTCCTATATATATAATTAAATCCAAAATATCCTTACCATTTTTAGATAAAGATCGTGTTTTATATAAATCTTCAAAATATTTTGTATTATGCCAATGTGCGACTGTATTATCTGGAAAGCTAACCATTAAGGATGCACTAGCTGTTTTAGCCATTCCAATATAATAAATAGATGGTATAGGTTCTTTATTTGAATTCCCAATTTCTATTTTTTTTCTTTTAATATTTTCTATTAACTCATCATATATATTTTCCATATAGTTTATAAGAAAAATTCCAGTATAAAAATTATTTAATTAAATAATAAAAATGAAAATATGGATTATTGTCGCTTTCACTCCAAAACAAGGAATTGGATATCAAAATAAAATACCTTGGTCTTGTAAACAAGATTTAAAATTATTCAAAAGATTTACTACCAATAATGCTGTGATTATGGGAAGAAAAACTTTCCAATCTATTGGAAAACCATTACCTAATAGAACAAATATTATTGTTTCTAGTTCATATTTAAATGTGGAAGGAGCAGTTGTTGTGAAATCAATTGAAGAAGGAATTACATATGCTAAAAGATCTAAAGTAGATGCATTATGGGTATGTGGAGGATCCTCAATTTATGATTATTTTTTAGTTAATTTTAATATTGATGGATTTATAATTACCAAAGTACCTGATACAACTTGTGATACATTCATTAGAACAAATATTGATGAACATTTAAAAATTTATAATTACAAAAGAGAATTCCAACCAAAATATTTAGAAGATGGATTTACAATGTATTCTTACTCATTGGATGGATATCCAACAATTGATGATGATTATTTAGATTTACTAGAAAGAATTTTAGAAAAGGGAGATAGGAGGGAAACTAGAAACGGTACAACAATTTCTATTTTCTCAGAGAAGATATCTGTTGATTTATCACGAGGATTTCCTCTTCTAACAACAAAAAAAGTATTTTTTAATGGAATCGTTCATGAGTTGTTATGGTTCATTAAAGGTCAAACAGATTCCAAATTATTAGAAGAAAAGAAGGTTAACATTTGGAAAGGAAATACTTCCAAAGAATTTTTAGAGAAGTCCAATCTTCCATATGATGAAGGTATTGGAGGTCCAATATATGGATTTCAATGGAGACATTTTGGAGAAAGATATGAGTATGAATCTGATGGAATTATCCAATTCACAAAAGGATTAGATAAAGGTTTTGATCAACTTCAATTTATAATTGACGAAATTAAAACGAATCCATCATCAAGAAGATTGTACTTATCAGGTTGGAATCCCAATCAATTAGATCAAATGTGTCTTCCACCTTGTCACGTAAGCTACCAATTCTATGTACAAAATGGAAAACTTAGTTGTCAAATGTATCAAAGATCCGCTGATGTTTTCTTAGGATTGCCTTTTAATATTGCTAGCACTGCTCTCTTAACACACTTGATTGCAGCTACAACTAAATTACAAGTTGGAAAAATCCATATTTGTATTGGAGATGCACACATTTATGAAGAACATTTAGATGCTGTTAAAGAGCAATTAGGAAAAAGAAATGATAAATTCTTGTTACCTGATATTGAAATAAATAAGAAGGAAAATATTGACGATTATGTATTTGAGGATATTGTCTTAAAGAATTACGAATCCAATCCTCTTATAAAAGCTAAAATGATTGCTTAAATTATTACTTAAATTATTGCTTAGTCAAATTTGGAAATAAATAATTCTGATTGTTTTTCCCATGACATTGGTGCTCTAATTGACCCTAAAAATGTATACCCACTCATATTTGCTGGAGTACTGGATGAGAATATAACAGTTCCTTTTTCAATTTTATCTTTCAAGAAATCAAATAATTTTTGATTGGTGTTTTCTGGAAAAACTAAATTACTTATATAAATAACTTTGCACCCTCCAAAATATGATTTGTCCAATTCAAAAATATCTTTTAATTCGATATTGATTCTATTTTTAGTATCATCATCTTTATCCTTCAAAACATTCTTACCATATTCTATTCTTTCTTCGGCTAATTCAACTCCTTTTGCATTATCAAATCCAGCTAAAATTGCATAAAATAATGCTCTTCCGTTTCCACATCCAAGATCAATAAGCATATTTGTGGGAAGATTTAGCTCTTTTGCTTTATTACATAAAGATTGCATACCATCAAATGTTAGCTCTCCATATAAGAAACAATATTCATTATTATATTTTTGTTTGTATTTATCACCAACACTTATGAAAGATGATTGTGGATAATCTTTTTCAACTTGTGAGATTGTAAGATTCGAAAAATGTTCTTTTTGTGGAAGGAGAATGTAAATCGCAAAAATAATGAAAGCTATAAAAAATATTATTTTTTGAAGAGTAATTTTTATCATATTATAAAATAATAAAAAAAATAATAATATGGATATAAAAAATCCTTGGGATTATACTAAAAAATTCGAAATAGATTTCACTAAAAACAAAATGCATATATTGGGTCCAATATCAAAAGAAAAAATGATTCCAATTATTTTTACAATTGAAAAATCTTATATTATAAAATGTAAAAATTTTGAATTGGAAATAAATCTTGAAGAAGGAGTAATTAGCAAAATAGTAAAATCTACTAAATATGGTTACGAAGATAGTATAACATTTGCATTACAAATATTATTTAGATTGGGTATAGGAAAAGCTATAATAAATGATTTTGATAAAATCTCTACATTTTACATAAAATTTGGTTTTTTTCCAATTTTAAATAATAATGATATGTCATTAACTATTCAATCCTTACTTAAAAAATTATATAGTATTAGTTTTAAAGATTTTGAGAATCATGGATTGGATGAAAAAATAAAACAAATACATTTTGCTAACAAAAATTATCAATACTATGAATCACCTTTTTTATATATTTGTGAAAATAGAAACTCGATTGGAGATTGGATAAAAATAATGAAAAAAGATGGTCCTGGATATGAGGATTTGGTGAGAATGAAGGAGATACTAGATGATATAGTATTGGTGAATCCAGCTATAAATATGCAGGATTTATTTTGATATTTTATCTTTATTTTTTATTTGATTTTGTCGGTATAAAATAATTCATAATTTATATCATAATATTATGATTAAAGTAGAAATTAAAACAAATGGGAGTTTATTTCATTATGCTCATTTTATATGTGATTGCTTACTACCAGAGATCAATGCAAAAGTATATGAACAAGATAAAGTTATTCGATTAAAAACAGTTAATCAAACAATTGGAAACTTTAGTAATATTTATGAAGAAGTGATGGGAGTTAAATATGAGGAAATATTACCGAAGAGATATGCATCAATTGATTGTGAAAAAATAATATTAAGAAAAAAGGGGAATCGTACATCAAAAGGTGAAATTGATTTTTTTCGTAAATATATATTTGATAAATTTGATATTAAGAAGGATCGAAGCTATCCTGAGATTTTACTTATACAAAGAGGTGAAAGAAGAGAATTGATAAGTGATAATTATCTAAAAAATTTTAACACTAATATCACAACTGGAAAAGAGAGGAGAGAAATATTTGGGATAGAAGAACTTAAGGTATTTATAGAGGATAATTACCCTAATATTTCAAAAACATTAATTTTAGAAGATTTATCATTCAAAAAACAAGTAAAATATTTTCATAATGCGAAATTAGTTATTGGAATGCATGGAGCAGCATTTGCAAACGTTTTCTTTTGTGACCCGGGTACAAATGTTATTGAAGTTAATGATGAGGAAGAATCTAATTTTTTTGATTACATCTCAAAATTGAATAACTTAAATCATATTAAAATTGAGAATAATTTGGAAGAAATAAAAAAGAAGATACTATTATTTACAAACATGAGAAAAATGGATAAGAATGATGTGTTTGATTTTTTAATTAGCGAGGTTCAAAAGAAACGTTTTGAAGTTAGTGTTAACAAAACTACATTAAATGTACCATCGATTTTTTACTTGGGTATGGAAAAATCTGGCAGTAAATCAATACTTTTTGGTTTCCCTGAGCACAAAGTTGCTCACTGGCATTCCGTTCATTATTTTGAGGAAAAATATGAGACGAATCTATTATCATCTAATAATCTTGATTTATATGATTTTGCAATCTATATTGGTAAAAAATATAATTTTAAGCCTTTAATTATTGAATGTATTAGAGAGCCAGTTGCGCAGATAATATCCGCAATAATGCAGCATTCAAAGAAAAATAATAAAAATAATTGTGGTTGTGAATATTGTAAATGCTTTGGGGAAAATGCTGAATTTTTGAAATTAGTGAAGAAAAATATTACTAGAGATTATTGGATTAATTATAAAACAAGGGGATTCCAATCTTTATCAATGTGGAAAAAACATTTTAATATTGATTTATTAAAAGTATTCATGAAGAAGAATTGTTATTACGATTTACCAGATTGTAAAATATTATTGTTGAGATTGGAAGATTCAGAGAAAAGAGATAAATTATTTGAAAAAATTGGATACAAATATGTAGAAACATTTTCGAATAAGACGGAAGATAATGATAGAGTGTCAAGAGTGTATAATTATGTGAAAAATAAGATCAAATTTACTAGAGATGAATTGGAAGAAATATATTCCAATGAAGTAAGTATTTTCTACAAAAATGATGAGATAGACAAATTCAAGGAAAAGTGGTTAAAATTATAATTACCGAAGGGTTAGGCTGTCAATAGCCAGCACTTACCCTAAGGGTTTGGCTGTCAATAGCCAGCACTTACCCTAAGGGTTTGGCTGTCAATAGCCACTTAAAATCTAGAAATAATCGTAGAAATTTTTCTTCATATCTCTAAGACCTTCTTTTTCGAAGCGAAATTGGCTCCAATTCATTGATTCCTTCAATTTCTTGAATTTCTCAGATTTGATTGCCTTCAAAATTTTTGGCAAATTCTTCTTAGTATCAGTTATTCCAATAGCTTCAGGCGTTAGGCAGTATTTTCCTTCATTGTCAATAAATGCACTTTCAATTGAAGCAACACCAAAAATAACTTTTGGAACAAGATATTTTGTTGCTTCTTCTCCTCTTTGAGATGACCATAATGACCTTACTCCTTTAGGATTTTTCTTTGTTGCTTGTGGTGTTGAATGAATACATTCATATTTGTATATGGGTGTTTTGGTCTCTGACATAATTGGAATACCATCCTTTTTTCTTCGACTTTCATAATCATATCCATGAATAACCTCCACCTTGTCTTCACCTGGACCAGCCAAAATACTCTTGATAAATTTAAAATCTCGATTTGGTAGCCAAGGGAAAGATGACAAATTAATTGATTCTTCTTTTCCATTTGGTGCACCAACAAAAGTATTCACAAGAGTATTCTTGATTGATATTTTCTTCAATGGAGAAAGTTTTTCGATCAAATACCAATCATAACGAGTATCTGCATCAAATAATTTTCTACCATCAAGAGCATCGTGAATCTCTAAATAATGCATTTGATTTTCACTTGTCATCAGTTCATATAGTCCCCTATTACGGGCTCTATCTGATACTGGTTTTCTCCAAGCAGGAGGATGTACATAAAGTAAAAATCCACCTACTTTCAACCAGTCATTCAATGCATGTGTAATAAACTCTTGGAATAATGTATTTCCTGAGCGTGTTTGCCCAGATATATTGAATGGTGGATTTCCAAGAACTAAGTCAAAGCCATCTATTTTCCAATATTTTTTAGGATCAAACATTAAGGTATCTCCCAAATAACAATTTAAATTGTAAGTGGGTTGAACTTGTCCCAACCCTAACCCTTTCGGGTATTGTTTTTGTGGGTTTGGCATTTGAATAAGATGATTGATGATCCATATATTAACAGGATTTATATCCGCAAAATAGAGCATATTATTCACAATGTGTTCATATCGCTTCTCTTTGTTTTTGATAACATCTTTCAATCCTTCCATTAAAAGATCAATGACATCAATTAGAAATTGACCTTTTCCAGCACAGGGCTCAAATATTTTGAGATTCTTGTTTTTCCAATATTCTTTCGGCAAAATACTTAACATATCTCTTCTTAAAATAAATGGAGTAGTGAACTCTGCGTGTTTTTTCTTTTCGCTATTAGTAGCTTTCAAATAAACATCGATACTCTTAGATAGTTCTTTTGGATCTTTGCCAGAATGTAAAAATGCTTGTTTAATTTTTTTCACAGATTCTTTAATTCTTTCATTGGCATTATTTCTCATAATATCAATTAAATTATCTAAGATTCTTTTATTGTCTTCATTATCATTTTTCCAAATAATGGATAATTGGGATAAAATAATGACAAGTAAATTTTGATTACTTTCTAAACATAATATGTCGTACATTCCCTCTAGAGTATCAACTGGAAACATAATTGTGAATAGACAAAACAATGGTATAATTGATTCGAAACATTGCATTACTCTTGAATTCTTCTCATTTTCATCATCAACAATAATCTCGTTCTCAGCTTCATCGTCGGTATCTTCACCATCTTGATTGTTCTGTGTATTTTCATCCGTTGTTTCTTCAACCCCACTTGGAAAATTAGGACCATTTTTTGGTCCATCGATAATTATTGGAATTAGATCGTGTGTTTGTTCATCATTATCTTCAAGAGATATGTGTTTAACTAAATCCACAAGTCTTCTCCAATCATCCATAAGAAACATACTGGAATTAATATCCAATTGTTTCATAATCTTTTTCATATTCTCAAACGGGTTATACTTGGTTTGAGCATTGTAAATACTTTCATATGTAGAAAGAACGTATTGTCCTTTATCAAATGATGTTTCAAAAAAATTGTCCCATTCATTCAAATTGAGTGATAAAACATTCGTTTCTAGTATAGTTTTTATAGCATCTCCAATCGTTTTATCTGGGAATGATTTTTCCGCGAATTCATGAACAATTTTGGTAGCAGTATTAACATTTGGAATAATACCAAATCCAATCTTCTTAAATTCTTCTTCTTGAGAT